CCCCCTCCGGTCGCTGGCCCGCGAACCTCATCCTGGACGAAGAGGCGGGGGCGACGCTGGACGCGGCTGTGGGGGAATCCAAGTCTGGTGTGGCTGTGCGCCACAACAGCGGCGGCAAGACATTCGGCACGGACTCAGACAAGCCGCCGATGGACGACATGACCTACGGCGACTCCGGCGGCCCCTCCCGCTTCTTCTACTGCGCCAAGGCGTCGCGGCGGGAACGGAACAAGGGGTGCGAGGGGATGGAGGCCACAGTCACGCAGTCCGTGGCTATGGGGGACAAAGAATATGGCACGCTCCCGTATACAAACGCTCCGCGAGAGATGCACCCGCAGCCTCGCCAGAACCACCACCCCACCGTCAAGCCCGTCGCCCTCATGCGCTGGCTGGTCCGACTTGTGGCTCGCGAAGGCGATACCGTACTCGACCCCTTCACCGGCTCCGGCACCACGGGCGTCGCCTGCGCAGAAGAGGGCCGCGACTTCATCGGCATAGAGCGTGAGGCCGAATACGTGGAGATCGCACGCAGGCGCATTGACGCCGCGTCGGCGCAAGAGAGACTGCCGGTCTGATGGCCAGGCTTCATCAGCCCGTCTACCCGCAGCCCGTCGTTGTCAAGCCGGCGCGGCCTCGTGCTCGCTACGTGCGCAGTCGCCGCTGTATCTGGCCTGGCTGCAACGCCATCCTCGCCCACGATCACGACTCCCCGATCTGCTCGTGCCACGTCGCGACCTACAATCTCGCCCACGACAAGGACAGCGCCGACCTCGTGCTTCACCTGCTCGTCGCCGCCTACCCGTTCGCGGTCGATCTGTCGTCGGCGCTGAGAGCGAGACCGGCCGTCGTGAAGTCCCGCGTCCAGTACCTGCGGCGCCGCGGGCACACGATCACAGGATGCGCTCACGGCTACCTCTACGAGCTGCCGAGATGTGCGCCCCAGCGTGCGCTGCTGTCGCGTACGGTGAAGGGGAAGAGGAGGTGACGAAGATGGGCAGGAACAGACACGCATCAACCTATGGACCACCGGACCTATGAGCCGGTGTACAGCGCATCGTCAGGATGGACAGCCGTGTCAGGCCTACGCGATCAAGGGTGGGACCGTCTGTCGCGTCCATGGCGGCGCTGCCCCACAGGTGAAGCGCAAGGCGGCCGAACGTCTCAAGGAGGCGCGTGATCTCATCCTCGAGAAGTTCGTCGAGTACACCACGGCCGGGATCGTCGACCCGAAGACGGCGCTGGAGGCCTGCGTGAAGCTGACCCAGTTGACGGAGATGCTTGACGGCCGAGTCTCTGACCGTACCGAGGTCATCACGCCGGATGCCGTGGAAAAAGAAATCGCCAGATTGGAAGCGCAGTTCGCGGCGAGTGAGTAGCCGTGCCGTCCGCGAACAACAAGCATCCGATGGACTGGTCATTGACCCTCTGCTGAACACGCCCGCTGGACTTGACCGGCTCCGCTACCTGCACGAATTGCAGGGAAGGTCACGTGCTGATTCGCTGGACTGCGAACTCGCTTTCATCCAAGGACTGAGAATCGAAGACAAGGTGTCTGGCGGGTTGGTGCCGTTCCTACTTTGGGATTTCCAGAAAGACCTCATCGGACGGTTGCGCGAGAACGATCGCGTGTTCATATTGAAATCGCGACAGCTCGGGGCCACTTGGAGCGTTCTTGCCCATCTCCTCTACCAGGGGATGGCCGGCGGGAACCGCCTCTTCCTGATCGCCAGCCAGTCGGGCTCGGACGCTATCGACGCCTTGCACCGGCTGCGCATCCTCTACAACTCCATTCCGAATCCGGCGGTCGCTCTCGTCACGGACAACACGGAGCAGATCGCCCTTGCAAACGGCTCGCGCTTTGAGTCCATGATGGCGACGAAGCGCGCCGGCCGCGGCAAAGCCGCGTATGCGACGTTCGCAGACGAGTTTGCCTACTTCACGTACCCGAAGGAGATGCTCGCCGCGCTGGACTCTGCATCGCAGCGTCTCTATGCGGTCACAACCGGAGCCGGGCCAGAAGACCTCGCTAACGCCATATGGGATCAGGCGATACGCGGCGTTGGTCGCTGGCACCCGGTTTTCTATCCGTGGAACGTGCACCCCGACAGAGATGAAGACTGGTACAAAGCCAACGTCACTGAGTCACCCGCTCCTGACATTGCACGCAGAGAGTACGCTTCTACCCCAGAAGAAGCATTCGCGGCTCCGAGCGGCAACTACTTCTCTCGCTTTTCCCGCGACCGCAACGTCGCAGAGTTCAAGATCACCGCCAGCTGGCCGGCCAGCTACGGCATCGACTTTGGATTCGTGCACCCGTTCTGCGTCTTCGTCCAGGTCGCGCCGTCCGGGCAGGCATTCGTCTTCGGCGAGTACGCGCCGGAAGAGGTGCCCTCGCCGGAGTTCGCCCAGGGCATCCTGCGCTACCAGCAGGAGCTGTTTGCCGCCGAGGGTGTGACGATGAAGCTGCCCATGGGCCTCGCCTACTGTGACCCTGCAGGCAACGCGCGGAACATGCAGACGAGCAAGAGCGAGTATGACGTCATGCGCGCCGCCGGCTTCCGCCCCCACGGCCAGCAGTCGAGCGTGCGCGACGGCTGTGACCTGCTCATGAACGCGATCGCCAGCGAGGTCACGCCGCTCGTCGTGCACCCGCGCTGCGTGAAGCTCATCAGGGCACTTACGCAGATGCCACCGGACAAGGCACAGCCCGACATCTACTTGCAGAAGCACCCCGTCTTCAGCCACCCGCTCGACGCCCTGCGGTACTGGCTCACCAACAACCGCCACCACGGCGAGTTCGTGCCGCCGCCGCCGATGCGACGCCGCGCGGAGCGCGTTTTTTAGCTTCGAGGTTTGCGCCCCAGCGTGCGCTCACTCACTGCGATGCTGTATGCGTGAGCCTCATGACTCGCTTCGCGCGCCGCGTTTCACCCCTCCGTATGGCGGAGTCTCAGCCACGTCCGGACACGTCTGAGCGCGGTAGCAACGGCATCTCCTACAACAGCAGCTCCCAGCGTGGCAAGGCTGCGCTTGCCCTGCGCGAGATGGACCATAACTACGAGTGGCGCGGCGCCAACAAGTGGCGTATCTGCGACCGGATGCGCAAGACCGACAGCAAAGTGTTCGGGCTGCGCAAGGCTCAGACGTTGCCGCTGCTTCGTACCGAGGCACAGATCACCGGCTCAGAGGACGAGGAGAAGGTCGAGTTCGTACGTCGTGCCCTGCTGGACGAGTTCCCATGGCGGGCATTCCTGCAGACCGCCGCCACGAGCGTTGACTACGGCTTCGCGGCGTTCGGCGTGAACTGGCGTCATGACGAGGACGGCAAGTACCGCATTGACGAACTGCGCCATTTGCCCTGCTCCTCGATTCAGACCTCAAACATCTTCGTGAAGCGCGGCGCCGTCGACCACATCGTGCAGACGCCGCTAACGGGTGGCGAGGAGACCATCCCCGGTGAGTACCTCCTGTGGTTCGCCCACGACAAGGAGGGCGACGACTTCACCGGTCGCCCCATTTTGCGCCCCATGCACAAGGCTTGGTACACAAAAGAGCGTCTCGAGATCCTGCTCCCCGTGCTGGTCGAGAAGATGGGCGGTGTGCCGGTCTTCACTGAGAACGTTCCGCTGACGGCAGAGGAACGCGCGGTGATCGACGGCATGGGTGAGAGCTTCGTGATCGGCGAGCGCATGTACATTCGCAAGCCGCAGGACGTCGACTTTGACCTCGTGGCCAGCAACGCGACCATCAGCGACATCCTGCTCGCCATCAAGTATTTCGACAGTGAGCTGACCGCCGCGTGCCAGGCGCAGTACCTCGACCTCGGCGTGAACCAGGCAGGCAGCCGTGCCTACGGAACCACGCTCGCCGACATGTTCGGCGACGCGGTGCAGGCGCAGGCCTCCTACATCGAGGACGTGTTGAACGCTCGCGACGGCCTCATCCACCAACTCATCGCCTACAACTTCCCCAACGATGACGACCTGCCGCAGCTGCGCTTTGGCAATGTCCAGCATGCGGATGTTCAGGGGCTCACACTTGGGATCTACCGTCTCGTGAACTCAGGCATGCCGCTCGACGGTGCAGTCTGGGACCACATCCGTGGGCTCATGAACTTCCCCGAGGCCGTCAAGGGCGACACGACGGCTGTTGTCATGCCTGACGTGGCTCCAGAGATGGTGACACCTCCGGCCTCTGATACCTCCGCCAAACCCGCCGACGTGACTACCCCTGCTGAGAAGACCCCCGACGAGACGGGCGCGAAGGCGAGCGAGGAGTGCGGCCACGGGCACGCGCTCCATCTTGCCGAACGCCGTG